GGTTTTCATTTTTGGGTTCCTTATAAATGTTAATTTGAGTTTCTTGTATTCATTGAGACTTTGAAAGAAAGTGAAGCAGGTGTATATTAGATTATATTCTATTTATTGTGCCACCATCACCACTTTGGTTAATTACAGCACCGGAATTAGCATCACAATATCCTCCGCTTTGATTGACCACCACACCGGAACTGGCATTACAATTTCCTCCACTCTGATTGACTATTGCACCAGAATAAGCATTACAATACCCTCTGCTTTGATTAATTACAGCACCGGAAAAAGCATAACAATCTCCACCGTTCTGGTTGATGGTAACCCCCTCAACAATCCAGAACCCATTCTCAACTGTCTGATTGGGTTCTGCTTGTCTTACTAATTCATAATATAGAAGCTCCTCTTTAGAAACGGCACCATTATTAAAGATATGAACAATCCAATTTGGATGGTCTTTGAGCATTTTTAACTTTCCTTCATCTGTAAGGTCTTCCAGTTTGTAAATTACAGACCGGCAATTCTTGGGATTGCTTTTTACCCCCTTAAATATTTCTTGAATTGTTCTTATTCCTGGTTTTAAATCTGGATACTGCTTGGTTTTCATTATTAGATTCCTTATAAATATTATTTTGATTTTGAGTTTCTTGTAGTGTATCTATAAAAGGAAATGAGGCAAGAGAGTAATTATTTGTTATACTGGATTTCTTCTTTATTAGGGTCTATAGTATATATTAGATTATGTTCTGTTTATTGTGCCACCATTACCGCTTTGATTGACTACTGAACCAAGATAAGCATAACAATACCCACCACTTTGATTGACTACTACATCAGGATAAGCAATACAATATCCTCCACTCTGGTGGGCTACTGCACCGGAACGAGCATGACAATATCCTCCGCTTTGATTAATTACAGCACTGGAAAAAGCATTACAATATCCTCTGCTTTGATTGACTACTGCACCGGAAAAAGCATCACAATCTCCTCCATTCTGATTGACCACCACATTAGAATTAGCAATACAATACCCTCCACTTTGATTTACCACCACATTGGAATTAGTATAACAATATCCTCCACTTAGATTGACCACCGCACCAGAATAAGCATAACAATCTCCACCATTATGGTTTATGGTAATACCCTCAACAATCCAGATCCCATTCTCAATTGTCTGATTTGGTTCTGCTTGTTTTGCTAATCCATAATATAGCATCTCCTCTTTAGAAATGGTGCCGTTATCAAAGATATGAACAATCCAAACTGGGTGGGCTTTGAGTAGCTTTAACTTTTCTTTGTTGGTGAGGTTTTTAAGGTTGTTAATTACAGACCGGCAGTTCTTAGGGTTGCTCTTTGCACCCTCGAATATTTCTTGAATTGTTCTTATTCCGGGTTTTAAATCCGAGCACTGCTTGGTTTTCATTTTTGGGTTCCTTATAAATGTTAATTTGAGTTTCTTGTATTCATTGCTTGGTGTTTCAATTTCTAGAATTAGATAACTTTGAAAGGAAATGAGGCAAGAAAGCAATTATTTGTTATTAGAGTCTCTAGTATATATCAGATTATATTATGTTTATTGTGCCATCTTCACCAATCTGATTGATTACTGAACCGGAATAAGCATAATAATTTCCTCTGCTTTGGTTAACCACAGCACCGGAATAAGCAATACAATCTCCACCACTCTGGTTGATTACTGAACCGGAATTAGCATAACAATATCCTCCGCTTTGATTGACAACTGCGCCGGAATAAGCATCACAATTTCCTCTGCTTTGATTGACAACTGCGCCGGAATAAGCATGACAGTCTCCTCTGCTTTGATTGACAACTGCGCCGGAATAAGCATGACAATCTCCTCCGCTTTGATTGACTACTGCATTGGAACGAGCATAACAATATCCATTACTCTGGTTGACCACCGCACTGGAATAAGCATTACAATATCCTCCACTTTGGTTGATGGTAATACCCTCAATAATCCAGACTCCCTTTTTAATTGTCTGGTTGGACTTTGCTTGTTTTGCTAATCTGTGATGTAGAAGCTCCTCTTTAGAAATAGTGCCATTATTAAGGATACGAGCAATCCAAACAGGATTACTCTTGAGTAGCTCTAACTTTTCTTCGTTTGTAAGGTTTTCAAGGTTATCAATTACATCTTGACAATTATCAGGATTGCTCTTTGCACTTTCAAATATTTCCGGAATTGTTCGCACCCCGGGTTTTAAACCCGGACACTGCTCGGTTTTCATTTTTAGGTTCCTTATAAATATTAATTTGAGTTTCTTGTAATGTATTTACTATTTAGTATCTTACCTTCTAAGACAATGAGACTTTAAAAGGAAATGAGGCAAGAGAATGATTATTTATTAATAGATTTTTTTATTAGAGTTTCTGGTGTATATCAGATTATATTCTATTTATTGTGCCACCTTCACCAATCTGATTGATTGTTGAACCATAATTAGCAATACAATACCCTCCACTTTGATTGACCGCCGCACCATAATAAGCCTCACAATACCCTTCGCTTTGATTAACTACCGCACCGTAATAAGCATCACAATATCCACTACTTTGGTTAATTACAGCACCAAAATTAGCATAACAATTTCCTCCGCTTTGATTGACTACTGCATTAGGATAAGCATAACAATATCCACCGCTTTGATTGACCACCGCACCGGAACTAGCAATACAATCTCCACCGCTCTGGTTGACCACCGCACCGGAATGAGCACAACAACATCCACTACTTTGATTGACCACCGCACCGGAAAAAGGATAACAATTTCCTCCACTTTGGTTGACTACTGCACCGGAATAAGCGTAACAATATCCACCACTATGGTTGACAGTAACCTCCTCAACAATCCAGACCTCATTCTCAATTGTCTGATTGGGTTCCGCTTGTCTTGCTAATCCATAATACAGAAGCTCCTCTTTAGAAATGGTGCCATTATTAAGAATATGAGCAATCCAAACTGGATGGGCTTTGAGTAGCTTTAACTTTCCTTTGTTTGTAAGGTTTTTAAGGTCACTAATTACATCCCGACAATTCTCGGGATTGCTTTTTGCACCATCAAATATTTCTCGAATTGTTCTTATTCCGGGTTTTAAATCTGGATACTGCTCGGTTTTCATTATTAGATTCCTTATAAATGTTATTTTGATTTTGAGTTTCTTGTGGTGTATCTATACTACTTAGTGTCTCATTTTCTAAAATAGTTAAGACTTTAAAAGGAAATGAGGCAAGAGAGTAATTATTTGTTATACTGGATTTCTTTTCTATTAGAGTCTCTAGTATATATTAGATTACATCCTGTTTATTGTGCCACCTTCACCAATCTGATTGATTACTGAATCAAAATAAGCATAGCAATATCCATTACTTTGATTGACTATCACACTAGAATAAGCATGGCAACATCCCCCATTCTGGTTAACTATAGCACCGGAACGAGCATGACAATCTCCTCCGCTTTGATTAATTACAGCACCGGAGAAAACATTACAATATCCTCTGCTTTGATTGACTACTGCACCAGAAAAAGCATCACAATTTCCTCCATTCTGAATATTCAAAATGACTTTTTGCAAGCATCCAACAATAAGGAGAGTAAGAATATGTTGTTAATATACTATTTTCTAAACTGAGAACTCTCTCTTTTAATTTTTCAATTTCTTGTTGCAAGCCTTCTAAGGTTAAAGGTTCTTTACTTACACAAAGACAATCTTCGCTAACCGTGTAGTTGCTGTTGTCCAAATGATATAGAATACTATTCTCATCTATGATTATTTTCGTGATTGTTTTCACTGCAGAAGACGGGTCATTCAACTGCACCACTTTCTGCCCAATTCTAAATATCGGTGATTTCATTTGTGGTTATCTCCTAAAAGATGTTGTTTTAATATTTTCAAATATTCTTGGTCTTCTTCTGTTACTGTATATCCTAATTCATAATCTCCATTAATATCTTTGCAAACTTCCCAATAATCTTTATTTAAGAATACCGGAAGTGTTTTTATAGCATAAGGGCTAATAAAAAAATCCCAGCCCTTCCTACTACTAAAGTTTAATAAAGACAGATATATATCTCCATCTTCTTTTGGGGATATTTGTATATAAATGTCCCCTATATCACATAAAAAATCTTGTAGGTGGGAGATAAATATTCCGGTCTTTTTTGAAGTAGTTGCTAGTATTGGAATAAAGGATGGCTCCAAAATTTTCATGTATTCCAATTCCTTATCTACAAGCTGGAAAAATTGAGGGTCGTTCAAACTTAATAACATTTTATTCTCCTGTGATTGATATTATATAGTATTTTATTATTTTGATTGCTTCTATATTGGAGATTTTTTTATTCATATAAGAATTTCTTCCAATTATAATATAAAGTTAATTCTAGCTGCAGCTATTTCTATGTAGTATGGGTCTTTTTCTATACCAATCCAGCGCCTAGATAGGATTTTTGCAGCGACAGCGGTTGTTCCACTACCAATAAATGGGTCTAAAACTATTCCATTTGGAGGTGTTACTAAAGTGATTAAATATCCTATAAGATTAACTGGCTTCACGGTTTCGTGAAAATTACCTTTCATTACTTTTCTTTGTTCGTTCTTCCTGAGATTCCTGTAAAACATAAGTTTTTGGGAGAAATCTCCTGAATTAGTCTCTGAATTAAATCTGGACTTTTTTTCAATATTCAGGTTAAGACAACCAGCATCTTTTTCTTTTGATGTTGGCTTTGCCACCAGAATGAAAGGAAATGTTTTTTGCACCGATTCCGGCAATTGTTTAATCTTGTTTTCCCACCAGGAATCTAGAGAATAAAATCTAGAACAATCTCTTACTTCTTGGTCCATATAATCATTTTTGGATGCTTTTCTATTATCTAAAGCATTATCTTGCACAATTAAGTTTGCGGGGAATCTCGAAGTTTTTTCCACATATTCTAAAGATGCTTGCACTTTATACTCTTTTCCAATGAAACTTCCTGGGTCTGTATGAGGAATAAAATTATCTACGATATTTCGTTTAACGAAATATCCATGGACCATAAATGGTTTTTCAGATGGTATTGCGCATTCATCTATATTTAACCCTCCAGTTTCATGTTTCATTATATTATCTACTATGGTCTTTTCCGCAATTCTTTTTTGTGCTACTATAATTGGCTCGTGAGCAGGTTTTAATTGAGTATGCCAGCCTTTCCACTTTTTAGCTTCCTCTGTGACTGGAGAATACTCATAACGGTAATTTCTTCTATTTGTTGCATCGACCCAACCTGAATTTTCTTGATTAAAATTTAGAACATTGCCATGTCTTTGTTTAATTTTAGAACTATTAATACCGAGTGTATCCCTCCAATTTTTGGCATTAGCATCATTTTGACTTCTTCCATCGGCATAAATTTTCTCTTTGAAAGTAGTTGGTTTTGCTCCTAATTTCCTATCAATGGCTTTAGCGATATTCATTCCTTTAGGAAAACCAGAATTATATACCCACTCAATCATATCAACAATTTCAAAACCAGCATCTTCAATTGCAACCGCTATCCGGTGATAGGTTTTGGATGATGAAAAAGATAGAAGAAAGCCCCCCGGTTTTAAAACTCTGAGACATTTTTTCCATATTTCAGGATTGAAAGAAATGCCAGAACTATCCCAACCTTTTCGCATGATACTGAGTTCATAAGGAGGATCGGTAACAATAGAATCTATCGAGTTTTCTGGTAAGCGGTCTATAAGTTCTAGGCAATCTCCTTCGAGTATTGTATTGACAAAATTTTCTAGCATCTATTACTTTCACTCTCCTACAGGTTTTATAATTAGCAGATTGTGTGGTATAATCAATGAAGAATACTGAAACTTTAGTTATCTTTCCTGTTTATAGTGAGAATAGCTTTTTGTAATCATCCAATTGTTGAATGACCGATTTATATCCCCTAGTAGTCTGTTCCAGCACACTCTTTAAGTGTTTGTCCTCAAAGTCTTTCCTGTCTTCAATGGCAGTTTTTAAAAGTCTATCTACAACTTCTAAAGTAATATCCGGAACTGAAATTGAGGTTTTGGCTTTTTTTAGCATTACTTCTAGAATGGTTTCTTTTAAATCGGCTTCTGCAATGTCTCCTTCTGCGAGTTTTCTATGAAAATTTTCTATCCAGGATAGATTATAGGTTGTTTCTCCTTCATCCCGGTGAATGAGCAGATTGGGCAAAGGTTTTGCCTCTATTTCTAAGGCTATGTAAGACATTTATTCTTTTTCTCCTTTTATGATTGCAATATAATTTATCGTTCCTTTAAGGTCTTGAAAGATTTTTTCGTTATGAACTCTAATCAAGGCTCTTTTTTTAGCTTCTTTTTCATTTTTTGCTTCAACTTCAATTTCTCCTCTTCCTATGATTTTGAATACTGTGACTTTGTATTTCGCCATTTTTATTTTCCTTTCTTGGAATAGTTTCTTTTTTAAACTATATATAATATACAAAATTTCCTTGTAAAAGTCAAGAAAAAAATAAGAAATTTTTGAAAAAAATGCCAAATTTCTTGCTTTTTTCATAAAAATTTCGTATATTATATATAAATGTAAATTTTGATATATAAAAATATTTGTATATATTTATTAAACAAGGTGTTATCTTTGCCTCAAGAAAAAAATCATCACAATTTTTTTTGCAACGATGAAGATACTGCTTATTTAGAGGAGCTTGCTAAACAAAGATTTGGCGGGAATATTTTAGGAGCCAACAAATCAGAGCTGTTTAGATTGATAATTAAAGAACATCGAGATGGCAAATGTCTAACTGATAAATCTCTTGTTTTATTACAAAATTTAAGTAAATTCTATGGGAAAGATAAAGAAAAGTTATTGCTAGCTTTATTAAGTTTCCTGTGGAACAGAAAACCTGATATATCTATTCTTGGATTATAAAGTATGCCAGAAAAATTAGAAAACTTGTTCAAAGATTTTGAAGGTCCCTTATCTACTACTATTGAGCAAGATGCCAGTGTTGCTCAAACTATTTGTGGGCATGTTAATAAAAATGGAGAGATTTGCAAAAGTAAGGCTGGGCTTGGGACAGTCCATACTGGTATCGGGAGATGTATAAAGCATACTTCGCCGTCCAAAGATGTTAAGGTTATTTCAACTTTAAAGGAAATGCTAGGGGAAGAGAATACTTTAAGAGGCTTGCTAGAGAGAGCATCCCAAATAGAAGAATCCGACCTAAAAAAAGTAGATAATGAAATACAATTGCTTTATGTTTTGTTGATGGCTATCCACAAAGAATTGGGAGATAATGAAACTATAAGTGAGTCTATTGAAAGGCGTATAAAATCTATTGTAGGTTTATTACTGAACGCAAAATTGACTCGGGGCAGATTGGAGAGTTTAAGTAAAGTTAATAATGCTTATGTAGTTTGGATGATTGATAAATGGATGACTATTTTAAAGCGAGTAGCCCCCGATAAAGCGGATATTATTATGAATGAGTTTTTAAGCATTGTGCGCTCAGTCCCCCAAGAAGCATTGAGAACCGGAGAAGTTTATAAAAGTGATGTAAATGGAGAAGTTGAGGTTAAAGAAATATGGTAGATTCTTCTCTTTATGATACTGATAGTTTCTGGGACGCTCTTCAGAGAACGGAAGAGATAGTTACAAAACGATTGGAGAAAGATAGTGGGGGAAGAAAACCATGGACCCTAAAAGTTTGTGAAGAATTTGCTAATGTTAAATTGGATGATTTGCTCTTCAATAAATATTTTTTAGGGGGGATATATGAAAAACAATTGATTTATCCTGGAATTTTGGATTTGATTTATGAAATTTGGGAAATAAAACAGAAAAGTAGATTGGATTGCATAGTGCTTCTTTGCGCAGTTGGTGTGGGTAAATCTACTCTTAATGCTATTTTGCAATGGTTACAGTGGTATGAACTTACTACAAAATATTTTGATTTTAGAAAGGCTTTCCAATTAACAGGTAAAACTCCTACTTGTTTAGTGCAATTATCGGTTAAAGAAGATACAGCAAAAAAAGTTACTTTTGAGAAAATTTATCCATTATTTCAATGTGGTTTTAATCTTGATTATTTTACTCCAGATAAAAATGTTAAATCCGAAATTAGGATACGAAGAAATCAAACACTTATTTTTCCAGGTTCCGCACGGAGAGCTACTGTTCTTGGCTATGATATTTATTCTGGTTGTATTGATGAAGCATCGGCTATGGGAGTTACACAAGATTCCGTGTTTGGGGATACTGGAAATAGAGAATATGACCGGGCAAAGGATGTTTTTTATGAACTGGATGAAAGAATAGGTTCTAGATTTGGGGGCAATCGAGGGGCTATTATTATGATTTCGCAAAGGAGAACTGGAAGAGAATTTGTCGAAGAACATTATAGAAGAATTGAAAGAGAAGAGGTCCCATATTCTTATGCTAGAAAGTTATCTTTTGTGGATGTGGTTGGATGGGGTAATAAAAAGTTTTTTCCTAGCGGAGAAGTAGCTTATTTTAACATAAATACCTTTGAAGTAATAGAAGATAAAAAACAAATAGAAGAGATAACTAATAGGAAAGGAATTTTAGATGCAAAATCTACAACTAAGTGAGATTTGCAATCGTTGTGGAAAACAAAATGTTTTGGCAATTTTTGAAAATGGGTCGGCAATGCTTATTTGCCCTTCTTGTGACGCCACAAAATTAGCTGAAGCTAAGGAAGTTTCAAAAGATTTTTCTCTGCAACATATTCAAGATTGATATGCCTATTACAGACGCTGAGTTAAATAATTGGGTTCTTATCCCAATAGAACATATCCCATTAGCGAAGGTGGACCCATATCATTTTTTGCGAAATGTTTTGAATATAGCTACGGAAAGCATCGAGCCTTTTTTCCGAAACAGAACAATTATAAATAGTGTTTTTGATATTAAGAGGCATAATCCTTTTAATGAAAAACGCTTTGCACTAGAGGATTGGTGGAATGTTCAAGATAATTTTAATCGCTATATTCATATTGATTTAGCTGTTAGCCGGGATAGAGCTGGGATAGCTTGTTGCCATACTCCTGGTTTTGTGGGGGCTCAGCGAAGTTTGAGCGATGGCACTGTTTTTACTTTAGAAGCTCCAATTATTGTCTTTGATTATATTGGAATTATATCCGCTTCGGAAAAGGAGGAGATAGATATAAATAAATTTTTTGATATTGTGCTTGAAACTAATGAAAGAGGAGCTTTTACTAATCTTATAACTTTCGATAAGTTTCAATCACAATCTCTTATAATGTTATTACGCAATGAAGGATACACCGCTGGAGTTTTATCAATTGATAGAACCACTACTAAATTGGTTGTGGACCCAGAAGCTAAGTTTGGTTATAGAAAAGAGACTACGGATGGTGATTATAGCTCGGCAATGATGGCTTTGCGTTTGGCGATGTTAGATGGCAGAATAAAAATGTCTTACCACTCTCTTTGGGAGGAGGAATGCAATGGTCTGGAATGGATAGAGAAGACTGGGAAAGTGGAAAAAGCGGTGGGGTCCACCGATGATTTAGTGCAGTCAGTGGCTGGCGCTGTTTTTAATTTGGAGAACAATGAAATTCCTTTGATTCCTATTATGGAAAGTGCAGAGGGAACTAAGAAAAATCTAATTAAAGTGCATAATGTTTTACAGGAATCTCAGGATGAGAAGGAAAATTTTTCCCGTAATGTTAGACAAGAACTAAATAATTTTATACAAGAATACCAGAGAGATGAAAGGAAAGAACATGGCAGATACTAATTTTGTTTCTATAATAAAAGAGAAACTCAAGAATTATGCTCCTATTTCCAGAAAAAGGATAGATGAGATAGTTGCTCAAGCCTATGAAAAAGGAGTAATGGATGAAAGAGCTTGGAAGCGTATAGATGCTTCATCTTTGGATATATCTGAAATATCTCCAGGTAGCAAAATCTATAATGATTTATCTTTTGGTAGTGGGTTTCAAAAGGAGCTTTCTTCTATTAATAGAAAGGATATTATAAAAGACTTGGGGCAATTAGGAATAACAGAACAAGAGACAGAGTTTTGGCAACAATTAGGATGGTTTTCTAAATCTGAAACCGAACAATATTATAGCAGAGAACAAAATGAAGGTGATTTATTTTCTGCACAGGATGCCTGTTATCTTGCCACTTGGACCGACCCTCACTTAAAAGCCCTCTTAAGTAATATAACTAACTATATTTGTGGAGAAGGGATAAAGTTCTCGGTGCCAAATGACAAGGTGCAAGAATATCTTGATGAGTTTTGGTATGATAACAAAATAGATTTATATCAAAAATCTTATGTTTTTAATACTTTGCAACTTGGGGAATTGTTTTGGGGATTATACACCGAGCCTGGAGATGGTAGAGTTTCTCTTCGTAAATATGAAACTTATGAAGTAACGGATATTGAAGTAGGAGGAACCGATAGAAATATTCTTTTGGCTTATGAATATACTCCTGCTGGACTTATTGGGGGTAAAACCAAATGGATTGCAGATTATGAATATTTTAAACAATTAGAAAGAAAATCTAGAAATTCCCAAGTTTCAAAACATTCTTTAGATTTGGATGAATATTCAACTATTATGTTTGTTCGCCATAATCTAGGTAGCGAGGTTAGGGGTAGGGTCCCTTTTGCCGGAGCTTTAAAATATTTGCGTATGGCGAGAGATTTTGTGTTTGTGCGATTTTTGCTAAATAATGAGAGAAGCAAGATTTTATGGTTGAGGGTGGTTCCTCGCATAAATGCTAGCAGGATAGCGGAATATAAACCTTTGCCTTATTCCACTTCTCTGGATCTACCCTATGGAAAGATTATGAATGTATATTCTAAAGATGAAATCCAGGTGGTAAATGCTAATATTGATGCAGCTGATGCTCTCCCAGATTATCTTAATATTTTATATATGGCGGCTGCAGAGGCTCAAGTTCCTTTAATTATAATAGACCAAAGAGCCTCGGAAGAGGTTTATGCTTCTATGAAACGCTCCGCTAATCCCTTCCACCAAATGATTGAAGCTGAAAGAGCCTTTTTTGGATTTTATTTAGGAAGACTGCTTAACTATGTTTTGGAACAGGGGGTAAAGGCGGGAAGATTGAAAGATAAATATAAAATAACCTTATATAAACCATATTCAGATGAGGAAAAACCTTATTCTAAACTTGATTTTGTTAATACTACTCGTATTCCAATTAGAATAATCTTCCCGGAAGTCTTTACGGAAGACCCTTTAAATCAATCTCGTTCGGATGCTTTGATGCTGGATAGAGGAGTTATTAGTAGAGAAACAGTAGCGTCTCGTAATATGCTCAATTATGCTGAAGAAAAAGCTAAAATGGCTCAATTTGGGGATGATGAGTTCTTTAAGAAAGATAAAGATACTGGAAACGGAAATCCATCCAGAGTTGGATTGGATATGATTTTAGCTAAGTTGGAAGAACTTGAAGAAAAAATGCAAGGTCTAGAAAAAGTTAAAAAATGAGTAATGATACCAAACCACAAAGAGCATTATTTATTGAAACTCCACAAAAGTTAGAGGACACTATTAATATCTCTATAACTCTTAGAAAAAGTGGGGAAATGTCTCTAATAGTAACTCCAGAGGATACTAAACTTGAAGAAATTGCAAAAATACTTAGTTCTGCTCTAAATGAGATTGTAAATACTTTATAAATAAGGATTTTGCTTAAAAATAAGAGCATTGCTCTTATTTTTTATTATACATAAATCCAACAAATGTTGTAAATTTAAAAAATAATTCTAATAAAAGTGGGGAAAAACTTGACTTTTACAAAAAAATTTCGTAAATTATATATAGGTATATTTTAGCATATATAAATATCTATATATATTTATAATTAATAGGAGTTTAGATGCCCTGGTCTGTAGATGATGTAAATAAACATTGCAAAAATTTGTCTCCAAAAGCTAAAAAAGTTTGGGTGGAAGTTGCAAATAAAGCTCTGGCTAAATGTCGTAAAGATGGAGGAACAGATTGTGAAGCTAGTGCTATCCGCCAGGCTAACTCTGTAGCTAGCAAACTGAATGAGTCTTTAGCAACAATATTATCTGATAATCCAGAATTTATTCCGGAAGACCCAACACAGGTTTTTGAGCAGGCTCTCTGTATTCAGGAAGGAAAGGAATTTGGTTTTGGGAGAGTTACTGAAGAGGCTTTTATTGGAACTGATGGTGTGGCTACTGTTAAGATTTTTGAAAGTAAAGATGAAAAACGAGATATGGAAATTACTTTCATACAATCTGGCTGGTCTAAGAACAAAAACTACTGGTCTCCCCAAATTGTAAAAAATTTAACTGATAGGTTAATACCAGAGGCTTGCAGACAATATACCAATCATTTTAAAGGGAAACGAGAAACTGTTGGGAGAACTATAGAAGAGTGGGCGTCCACTGCAATAAAAAGCTGGTGGGAAGATATAAATGGTATTACTTATGGCAAAGCAATAGTCAGAGTAATGCCAGATAGGCATCCTGCTAGCTATATTTATGAAATGGCGAAGGACCCAATGCACAAAGTTGGTGTTTCCGTTGACACTTTAGTGAAAGCTAAAAAAGGCAAAATAGATAATGAAGAAGGGTTTATAATTGAACAAGTAGCAATGTTCTTATCTGCTGATTATGTGGATGCTCCCTCAGCTGGTGGGGTTGTAAATAGAATTTTGGAAGATGAGAAAAAGACCGAAGGGAAAGTCACTAACGATTTTCCTACTTTTAAGGATTATGCAGATTGGCGCACTAATAGACAGAAATTTGAAGATTTGCATTGGTTCTTGATGAATTATATCATTATGATTTTGCAAGACACTGATATAGAGGATAAGAAAAGTGCTATTGATTTAGCGATAGATGCTTATGCTCTTCAATTAAAAGAGATCCCATTTGCTGATGTTTGGACACAATTCTATGAACAAGAAGAGTTAGCAATTAAAGAAATTGAATTTTCTGATAAACTCTGGGGTTCCGTAAAGAAATCCGAATTACCCTCATCCGCCTTTTTAGTTGTGGGAGATGAAGATGATAAATCTACTTGGCATCTTCCATATAAAGATGACACTGGAAAAGTGAATAAAGGTGCTCTAGGAGCTTTAGCTCTAATAATTGAATCGGGTCAATTTAGAGGAAAAAAACTATCTTTTTCTATTCCGGCAGAAGTAAAAGCTAAAATTTTGCGTTTATTGAAGCAAGCCAAGATTGAAAAATTTAAAGATGATGAAAAAGAAAGTGAAAAATATATGCTGGATGGGTGGTTTTATGATGTGCCTCTTTCTGCTCTATTTTCATCTGATTCCTGATAAGTAGAAAATATTTAAATAAACAATGGGAAAAAGTTATGTGCAACACTAGAAAAAAAGGTAAGAAACCCCGGAAATAATATTTCATTCGATAAGGAGATTATTATTATGCCTAATACTGATGAATTGTGGGGATTGATTAATCAACATCCTGACATCAAGAAACAGCTTGAGGCTAAATTCTTGGATGAAAAAGCAATAGCTAAGACTATAGAGGATTTAAAGATTGCTAATGAAGCTCTAGAAGCCTCTAAAAAAGAAGCTATTGATTTGAAAACTAAAATTGAAGACCTCGAGAAGCGGAACGGAGAGCAAGCTATAGAACTTGCAAATTATAAAAAACAAGAGGCGCTGCTTAAAATTCAAAATTTAATTGAGACTAAGTTAGCGGAATTGAAAATAACGAAGGATAAAATTCCTGCTACCCAAGTTGAATTATGGTCTAAAATTGAATCTGAAGAGGAACTTAATAAACATCTTATTGCTTTTGCAGAAAGTTTCAGTCAATTAGGAGTTATTAATATGCCTCCTAAACCTAAGACTGATACTAAAACAGAAGATAAAAAAGAACCTCTTTTAAATCTTCCTCAAGAGAAGTTTGAGGAAAGACTTTTTAAATAAGGAGAAATAAATTATGGCAACTACCTCGAATATTAAGATTGTTTGGGAAGACCCTAATGACCTGCGTAATTATATTGTAGTTCCTCTAGCTTCTTCTACTACTATCGCTGCAGGGGATTTAGTTAAAGTAACTTACGCAACTAATACTTGTTCTGTGGTGTCAGCTGCGGAAAATGAAACTACTATTGGTATTTCTAAAACTTATGGAACTACTACGGATGCTGGGGACCCTATTACTATTTGTGTTGATTGTGTTATTGAAGGAACTATCGCAACTGGTGGAGATGTAGTGCATGCTGGACAAGCCGTTCAGTATGCAGCTGGTGGAAATGGCACCAACTGGACATTTTCCAAAACTGATACTACAGATGGTATTGGCTATGCTCTGGAAGCGGCAGCAGCTGGAAGCAAGTGCAAAATATGGCTCACTTCTAAGGGTGGAGTATTGACATCTACTAGTAATGCTACTCAAGTTGGTTTCTTCCGTGCAATGCTTAAAACATAATATAAGGAGAATATAAAAATGGCTATTCGACAAGGTGAATATTTAAATTTAATTGCGGAAGCGGAGACAGCGCCGGAATTTAAAAATGCTCCTAATAAAGCCTATGTTGCAGTTGGTGAGAAGTTGGCGAAGAGTATAATTGGGAAAAATGGAACTGTAGATATGACAAAGTTGTCTTTTAAATCTATGCTGGAAGCTCATCTTCGCCATACACTCCAAGACCCATCTTTGGTTCTTACTAATGACTTTTTGAGTGAATATGATGGAAATAAACTTGTTTCGGAAACTGTCACGACTGGTTCTTTTCCTACTATTATAGGAACTGTGATGAGTAAGACCTTTATTGAGTCTTATAATTACTTTACTGCTGACTATAAAGCTCTATATACTGAAGTCCCGTGGGATGGCAACAATAGCACTGAAATGTATGTGCCTGGACTGCAGGCATTAGGTGGCGCAAAAGAGCGTCCGGAAGGAACTGCATATCAAGACGACAGCTTGAATGAAAAGTGGGCTAAGGTTGTAATGAAAGACTTCGGGCGTATGATTTCTATTACTTGGGAAGCTCTTGTTACTGATAAAACCGGTCTAGTTTTAGAGAGATGCCAGCAACGAGGGGAAATGCTCGGCTTGCATTTAGCAAAACTGGTTGTTCAGTCTATTGAAATGGTAGCGGCTAGATCTACTATGAATGAAACTACTACTCAAGCAGCTGTTTTCAATAGCACAGCCATCACCCAAGCTAATTTCTATGCTAACGACCATTCTGCAGTTACCGGATTAGATGGGCAAACTAATGATAATTTGGTTACCACTTCCTGCGCTTTGGATTTTGATGGTTTGAAGGAAGCGTTTTCTCTAATTCGCAAAATGACCGATGAAAATGGTGACCCGATTACTGTGGAACCTAAAGTTCTGTTAGTGCCTACTGGTGAAGAGGTTAATGCTTGGCAGTTAATGAACACTATAAGCCAACCTGGCACCGCTGAAGCCGGATTGAACTTTTTCAGAGGGAAGTATAGTATAGTGGCGACTCCATTTCTATCTGATACCAATTCTTGGTTTTTAGGTGATTTCAAGAAACAAATTATAGTGGTTTATGTTGCTCATCCTGTTATGGTTACCAAAGGAAGTGAAACCGATGATTTCTTCACCTCTAAGATTGTAAAGAAATGGCGTGCTTCTCATCATGTTGGGAGTGCGGCTCGTGATTATCGCTATGTAGTTCGTTCCCCTGGTGAAAGCTAATCTTTAGTTTGAATCTCCGGGTCTTCTAGACCCGGAGACATTTTCAAAAGAGTATTAATGCTTTTGACCGGAGCATTATGGTTTTCAATAAGTTATATCCTTATCTTATAGAGAAACTCTTTAAAAGGTCATAAAAAATTTAAAAGGAGATTTCAAATGGGTTATAATCGTTTTAAAAAGGGACCTATTATTGGAGAGCGTGGAGTTTATTCTTATGGAGCTCCAGTTGCTATTGAAACAAGCGTTTGGGGTAAGGGGGCTATCGCTGTTTTTGTAGATGCGACTAATGGAAGTGCAACCGGTGATGGTAAAAGTTGGGATACTGCTGTCAATACTCTGGCTTTAGGATATTCAACTGGTATAGCTCGTGTATCTAGTGGGCACCCTATCCATATTTTTGTAGCTCCTGGCGCTTATACTGTAAGCTCTGCTGTTGCTGTTACTTATCCTTATGTTTATTGGATTGGAGCTGGAGCTAATAGACCATACGGCGGAGGCTTGTGCACTATTACAGAAACCGACCAAGTAAGCGTATTTACTTATTCTGCCGCCGCTGACGGTGGAGGTGTTTTTGGGTTTAATATTGCTTGCACTCCTACTGGAGCTACCGATGCTATTATTACTACTTCCACTTGCTCCGATTTTACTGTAATGAACAACACCTTTATTAGCGGAGATGGCGATATTGCTTATACTGCTATAACTGGAACCGGAGCTTATGAAAACTTTAGCTATAATCGCTTTATTAGTTGCAGAATTGGTATTAGTTCTGGAGCTGGGAGTTCCTATTCTCATATAGAAGGTAATTATTTCTATACTGCTTCCCATACTGCCACTACTTACGGTATTACTAAATTATCAGGAAGTTCTTATGGTGAGGTAGTCAATAACTATTTCGATTTAGCTGATGATGCACATACTATTGCCTTAAATATAGCATCTGGCGCTAATTATAATAGGGTTATTGATAATGTTTTCAAGGCTCTTACTTCTCCTAGAGCTATAACCGATGCCGGAACCGGAACTGTTTTCAATCATAATTGGAAATCCGGAACGCCTGACACTTCCTTTGATTTTTCTAGTCAGACTGGAAATCCGCAGGATTGGGTAAGAGAAATAATTTCTTAATTTTCTTTGTTAGGAGTTTAAGAGGAGGCTCCTAGATTTTTCAAACTTTCTGTGACCACTTATTTAAAAAGTGGGACCTTTTGTCTGGTTTAAACTTTTTCAATTACAATACGAAAAAGGGTCATTATATGAAAATTATCACAATTTTGCTGGCTCTCTGTCTTTTCACTAGTTTAACTTTTGCTCAAGTAGAGTCAATAACTTCTTTTATTACTTTGACTTTTGATACAACTAAGACAATTAGTAATAAATCTGTTATTTATTTCACCGGAGCAACTGGTTATTTTAATTTTTATGTTGCTTGCGATTCTACTGGTGGGGATGAGGGAACTTCGGATAGTTTGGCAGTTTATTACAAAACTTTATCCGATTCAGCTGGTTCTATAATACAGATGCAAGATAATTGGAGTTTAGCTGAAATATATAATGGAACTGGAACTACTGCTGGTTCGTGGGTAAATTGGTTAGATTGGACGGATGCAACTAAATATCGAATGGATTTCCCTGATTTATCTGTATGTAAATCCTGTTCTTTATATGCCTCTTTTGGAACCGGAGATAGTTTAATAGCTACTCTGAAGATTGGTTATAGTTTCTTAAAACTAAAATAGAAGGGTGTTGACTTATGAAAAAGTTTTTAGAAATTACTTTAATACTTTTATTCTTAACAGGAACTGCATTTTCTCAATCTAAGAAACATTCTTGGGCTTTTGCTT